TAATCCTAATACTTTTAAAAACTTAGCTGCTATGCGTGATACGAATACACTTATGACAGCGATATTAGATACTCAAAATGGATTAAGTATTCAACAACAAATTCAATTACTGAAAGAAGCAAAAATAACAAGCTTTAAAGATATGCAATTAAAAGTTAATCGAATGATATTAGAAGAAAATTATAGAAGAGAATTAGCGGAAGCAAGGCAGATTACCAGAGGAGATAAAATACTAGATAATCTTAAAGACCAATTAAAAATGTTAGTAGCAATAAAAATGTTTATAAATATAGAAGACTTTTTTCCTGATTTCTTTAAAACATCTTCTGAAAATATGGAAGAACGTGTTGCAGAAATTAAAAAGTTTTATGATGAACTGCTAACTGATTTGCCAGAACTACAAGACTTATTAACAGAATTAGATACTCAAGTTCAAGGAATGAGCTACAGTATTCCATCTGCTATAGATAAAACAGCACAAGAACTTAAAAAATTAACGAGTGTAGGTTATATGGTTACAACTGTAGCTGACACAGTAGGAAGTGCTTTTGGAGAATCATTTAAAGGCATAGTTAAAGGAACTATGACAGCACAAGACGCTTTAAGAAATCTATTTCAAAGAACAGCAGATGCGTTTTTAGATATGGCTGCACAGATGATTGCAAAACAAATACAAATGAAAATATTAGGAATTGGATTAAACTTTTTCGGTGGTGGAATGAATTTTATGGGTGGAGGAGGATATTATGATCCAGTGACAGGTTTAGGAACAGCAGGTCCGAACTTTGGATTAGCTAATGGTGGTTCTGCAAAAGGAGGTAAATCATATCTTGTAGGAGAACGTGGTCCAGAATTATTTACTCCAGGTGTCTCTGGCATGGTTACACCAAATCATGCTCTTGGTGGTTCAACAAATATTGTAGTAAACGTAGATGCTTCTGGCTCTTCTGTTGAAGGTGATGAAGAACAAGGTAGAGAACTTGGTCTACTAATTTCTTCTGCTGTACAATCTGAAATAATACAGCAACAAAGACCAGGAGGTTTACTTGCATAATGGCTACGTTTCCTTCAATAAAACCTAAATACGGGCAACAAAAGAGGTCCGCACCAAATACTAGAACTGTTCGTTTTGCTGATGGCTATGAGCATAGATTTTTATTTGGTTTAGCACAGCATCAAAATCCAAAAGTCTTTAACCTTACTTTTGAAGTTTCAGAAACAGACGCAGATACAATAGAAACATTTCTAGATGCTAGAGCAAATGATAGTGATAGCTTTACTTTTACCCCACCTGGAGAAAGTTCATCTTCTGAATTTGTTTGCGAAAATTGGAGTAAATCAATACCATATAACAATAGAGCTACAATTCAAGCTACCTTTAGACAAGTATTTGAACCTGCTTCGTAATGACTACTGTTTGGTCTGCTAGTGCTACTTTATCTTTAGGCACAATAGTTGCACCTACTTCTGCAAATAATGGATTATTTTTTAAAGTAACTACCGCAGGTACTACTGGTTCTAGTGAACCAAATTGGGCAAGTGTTGTAGGACAAACTGTTTATGATAACAATGTTAGATATGTCTCATTTAGTAGTACATTTGCAGATTTACAATCCATAAATCCATCTGCAATTATTGAGTTATTTCAACTTAAATTAGATTCAGCATTACATGGTGCTAGTACAACATATTATTTTCATGCTGGTAGTAATTTAAATGCAAATGATAAAATCAAATGGAAAGGGGTTGAGTATCTTAGATTTCCTATAAAAGCGACAGGTTTTGCTTTTCAAAAAGGACAATTACCTCGACCAAAATTAATAGTAAGTAATGCTACAGGTTTAATTTCTTCAATTTTATTAGATGTAAATGAAGTTACAGCAGGAAATGATTTAACAGGAGCTACCGTCACCAGAATCAGAACATTAGCTAAATTTATTGATGCAGATAATTTTGCTGATGGAACAAATGCTACAGCAGATCCTTCAGCAGAATTTCCAAAAGAAATTTATTCTATTGATCGTAAATCAGCAGAAACTAGAGAAACAGTTGAATTTGAACTTGCTGCTCCTACTGATCTTGCTGGTGTTCGTATTCCAAAACGTCAAGCAACTCGTTCATTGTTCCCTGCTATTGGTACGTTCACACAATGAGTTGGCAAGACAATGCGTTGGTTCATGCGAAAGACCAAGACCCTAAAGAAGCTGTAGGTATTGTTTTAAATATTAGAGGAAAATTAAAATATTTTCCTTGTCGTAATCTTTCTATAACAGATCATCAATGTTTTATTCTTGATCCAGAGGATTATGTTAAAGCAGATAATACTGGTGAAATTACAGCTATATTTCATAGTCATCCAATAGACCCTCCAACACCTAGTCAAGCAGATAAAGTTAGTTGTGAAGATAGTAATTTACCCTGGTATATTGTTAATCCAAGAACAGAACAATGGGCATATTTAGAACCATCTGGCTATAAACCTCCCTTGTTAGGAAGGCAATGGGTTTGGGGTATTACTGATTGTTGGAGTTTAGTAAGAGATTGGTATAAAGAAGAAAAAAATATAGAACTTAGAGATTGGGAAAGACCTTTAACACCTCAAGAGTTTAATGATAAACCTATGTTTGAAGATTGTGCTTGGCGAACAAATTTTAGAGAACTAAGACCTGATGAAAAACTTGAAAATGGAGATGTTTTGTTGATGAGTATTATGTATCCAACTTTAAATCATGTAGCATTATTTTTTCAGGGAGATGTAATTCATCATTTAACCGATAGACTATCTTGTAGAGAGCCTTACTCTGAATGGTTGCTAAAATGTACAGGAAAGAGGTATCGGTATGTTGCGTAAAATAAAACTTTATGGAAAATTAGCTGAATTTGTTGGGCATAAAGAATTTGAGGCAGAAGTTAGTAGTGTAGGTAATGCTGTAAGTTTTTTGTTAAATAATTTTCCTCAGTTAGAACGACACATGAGTCCTAACTATTATCAGGTAAAAGTAGGAGATTATGATATTGATGAAACTGAAGTTCATCATCCTGTAGGACAACAAGATATACATTTCGTACCAGTTATAGCTGGTGCTGGTAGAGGTGGTTTAGGTAAATTATTGTTAGGTGCAGTATTAATAGGTGCTGCATTTCTTATGCCAGCAGGTGCGGGCTTGACTTTAATGCAAGGAATAAAAGCTGGTTCTTTAGCTAAAGTTGGTTTCTTAACCAAAACTATGTTATATGTTGGTGCATCTTTAGCTTTACAAGGTGTAACTGAATTATTATTTCCATTGCCCAAAGACAATGGTTTTGATTCAGAACAAGATCCTAAGTTATCATTTAGTTTTAGTGGACTTCAAAATACATCAAGGGCTGGTACTCCTATTCCCATAGTGTATGGTGAGATTATGACAGGTTCGGTTGTGATCTCTGCTGCTATAGACACCAATCAGGTAGAAGGATGACAGACAAAAAGAAACTTATACGAGGAGCAGGTGGCCCACCACCACCACCAAAACCTTATCGTGCTCCTGATACTTTACATAGTAGGCAGTTTGCTACTGTTCAAGATTTAATATCTGAAGGAGAAATAGAAGGTTTTTCAACTCCATCAAAAGCTGGTATTACTGATCGAACATCTACCGAATATAACAATGCTGCGTTAAAAGATGTATTTCTAAATGATACTCCTGTTTTAAATTCTTCAGCAGATAATACAAGTCCAGCTACTTCTGATTTTAATTTTCAAGATGTTACGTTTAAAACACGTTTTGGAGAAAGTAATCAAACAAAATTATCAGGAATACCAACAGAAAATCGAACACCTCAAACTGTTAGCACTGCTAATGTAACTACAAGTGCTCCTGTTATTAAACAAATTGATACAGCTTGTGATGCTGTTATTGTTACTTTAACTTGGGCACAAATTCAAAGGTCTGATGATAAAGGTAATATTCACGGATCTACTGTTGAATATAAGATTTCTGTTCAAGCAAGTGGAGGTTCTTATGTAGAAAGAATAAATACACAAGTTTCTGGAAGAACTGCTGATTCTTATTCAAGAGATCATAGACTTGAAATGGTTGACTCTAATGGAACTGCTCTTAGTTTTCCTGTCAATGTCAAGGTTGAAAGAATTACTGCTGATTCTGACCCTGCTGGTTTTTTAAGAGATGAGTTTACTTTTTCTTTTATACAACAAGTAGTTGATAGTAGTTCGACTTATCCAAACAGTGCTTATATGGCATTGAGGGTAGACAGTAAAATTTTCAATTCAGTTCCTTCGAGAAGATATAAAATTAGAGGTATAAAAGTAAGGATTCCAGGTGCAGGTGCAAATAGTTCTGGTACTCCAACAGTTGATATAAATACAGGAAGAATTGTTTATCCAGAAAATTATATATTTAATGGAACAATGCAAGCAGCAAAATGGTGTTCATGTCCTGCAATGATACTTCTTGACCTTCTTACTACTAAACGCTATGGGTTAGGAGATCATATCGCTCCAGATCAAACAAGTGATGCTACAAGTTTTTCTAATCTTGATTTATTTAGTTTCTTTGCTGCATCTAAATTTGCAAATGAATTAGTAGATGATGGAACGGGTGCAGGTACAAAAGAAGCAAGATTTAGTTGTAATGTAAATATCCAAAGTCCTAAAGAAGCCTTCGATGCGATAAAAGATTTAGCAGGTGTTATGAGATGTATGCCAATATGGTCTGCTGGAACAATAAGTATTTCACAAGATAAGCCTACTTCACCTAGTTATTTATTTAATTTATCAAACGTAGGAGAAACAGGCTTTACATATCAAGGTAGTAGTTTGAAGCAACGTCATTCTGTTGTTTCTGTAAGTTATTTTAATATGGATTCAAAAGAAGTAGATTTCGAGGTAGTAGAAGATGCCACAGCAATATCTAAACTTGGAACGATTGTTAAACAAGTAAAAGCATTTGGTTGTACATCTCGTAATCAAGCTGCAAGATTGGGTCGTGCAATCCTTTTCGCTGAACAAAATGAGAGTGAAACTTGTTCTTTTACAACTTCTATAGATTCTGGTTTATTAGTAAGACCTGGTTCTGTAATTGAGGTAGCTGATCCTGTTAGAGCAGGTTCGAGAAGAGGTGGTCGTATTGTATCTGCAACGACTACAACTATAAATATAGATGCAGAGGCACAAACAAATTTACCAGTTTTAAACGATAATCCAACCATTAGTGCAATGCTTTCTGACGGAACTGTAGAAGTTGGCAGTATTTCTGATATTACAGGAGCAGTTATTACTGTAAATAGTGTTGTAAAAACAGATAGCGAGGGTAATCAAACTACACAATCTACGTTTACATCTGCACCAGCTACAAATTCACCTTATCTTATATCTAGTACAACTTTGCAAACTCAACTCTTTAGAGTCATTCAAGTAGAAGAACAGGATGATATAAATTATGCTATTACTGCTTTGACTTATGTAGAAGGTAAATATAATTTTATTGAAAATAATGTACCTTTACCAGAAAGAAAAATATCTACTTTAAATGATCCTTTATCTCCTCCTAGTAATTTAACAGCAGTTGAAAAAACTGTAGTTGTAAATGGTGTTGCAAGAACAAAACTAATTATTAGTTGGAAAGAACCCTCTACAACTTTCAATAGTGATACGGGAACTGTTTTTGAAAAGCCACAGGGAGCTAGTCAATACCAATTAAATTATCGTTTTGTCGCAGAAGATAATATAAAAGATAATTTTATAACTCAAGTTGTTTTTGGTAATGATTTTGAGATTATGGATACTAAAAAAGGTAGTTATGATATTGAAGTTTATGCGTATAATGCAGCAGGTAAATTATCAACAAGTCCTTTAAGTGGTTCAATATTCACAGATGGTAAGATAGATCCTCCTGAAGATGTTGCTAATCTGACTATTGAGCCAATAAATGAACAGTTTATAAGACTTAGATTTACACAATCAGTTGCTCTTGATGTTTTGCATGGAGGAAGAGTTTTTGTTAGACATTCCAATCAAACAGGAGCAGGAGCTACTTTTGAATCTGCTGTAGATGTGATTCCAGCCGTAGCTGGAGCTACTAATGAAGTAATCTGTCCAGCATTAGCAGGAACTTATCTCCTTAAATTTCAAGATGATGGCGGTAGATTTAGTGTGAATGCAACAAGTGTGAGTTTATCTTTAGTTGATATTTTAGATTCGATTACTGTTAAAACTGACAGAGAAGATACTGATAGTCCTCCATTTAATAACACCACATCTAGTTTGTTTAGTAATACTGAATATAGTTCTAGTAGAGGAGGATTAATTTTAACGAATATTGGAATTACAAGTCCAGCAACAAAAGCTACAGGAACTTATGATTTTGGAGCTACTTTAGATTTAGAAGGCACATTCTCACTTGTCTTAAAAAGACATTTTCAAAGTGCTGGTTTTTTCCCTTCTGCTTTATGGGATGACAGAGTTGGATTAGTTGATGATTTTCCTGATTGGGATGGTGATGTAGCTGATAGAGTAAACGCAAGATTATCTGTAAGAACTACAACTGATAATCCAAGTAGTTCACCTACTTATACATCCTTCAATGAAATTGCAAATGGTACTTTTAAAGGTAGAGGATTTCAATTTAGAGCAACATTAGAGACTACTGATCCTGCACAAAATATAGTTGTACAACAATTAGGTTATTCAGCAGAGATGCCTTCAAGAACTGAGCAATCATCTGTTATAGCATCTGGAGCAGGAGCAAAGGCAGTTACATTTACAGCACCTTTTTTTGTTGGCACTTCCAGCATTACAGGTATTCCAAAACCTTCAGTTAATATTTCTCCACAAAATATGGCAACAGGTGATTATTTTGAATTGAGTAGTATATCTGGAACTGGTTTTACAGTGCATTTTAAAAACTCAAGTAATGCTAGTATTGATAGGAACTTTACCTACAGTGCTGTTGGTTTTGGTAAAGGAGGTTAACATGAAAAAAAGAAGTAATCAACCATGAGTAATGTAACTGATTTCACTATAGATAATGCCTCTGGTCAATCCGTAAGGCTCGATATACAGGCTTGTTTAAAAGCGTTGCAATCTAGTAATTCAAATGGTTCAGATTTAGCAGATTCTCAATGTGTTGCAGGAATGTGGTTTTTAAGAAGTGATAGCAATACGTTAAAAATAAGAGGATCAGGCAGTAGTTTTACAACTGTTGGGAGTATAGATCAAGCTAATTTGGGATTATTGCCAAGATCAGGTGGCACGATGACAGGTCAACTCTTGATAGATGACTCTAGTAGTGCCTCTTCTCCAGCGTTATCGTTTGATACGGATACAGATTTAGGATTATTTAGAAAATCTGCAAACGTAATGGGATTTTCTTCAAGTGGTACAGAAAGATTAATAATGGATTCAAATGGTCTTACACTTCAAGCACAAAATGATTTACGTTTTGCTGATGCTGATAGTAGTAATTATGTAGGATTTCAAGCACCAGCTACAGTTTCTTCTAATATAGTATGGACATTACCAGCTACCGATGCTGCTGTTTCTGGATATGCTCTTGTCTCTGATGCTTCTGGAACGTTAAGTTGGGCTGCTGCTGGAGGTGGAGCAGTTGGTGGAGGATCAGATGAAATATTTTGGGAGAATGATCAAACAATTACACAAAATTACACAATCACAAATGGTAAAAATGCTGGCAGCTTTGGTCCAATTACTATACAATCAGGAGTAACAGTCACAGTTGGATCTGATGAAACTTGGACTGTTGTTTAAATTATGAGCACACTTAAAGTAGATAAAATAACACCTGTAGGAGGTTTAGGTAGTGGTGCTGTTGGAGGAATTATACAAGTAGTTTCAACAACAAAGACTGATGTTTTTTCTTCTTCAAGTACAGATACCAATATTACAGGATTATCTGTTACTATCACTCCTCAGAGTTCAAGCAGTAAAATATTAGTATTTATGTCTATCACTGGTACGAACCAGAATACAAACCAAAGATTTGCATTTGGTCTTAAGAGAGGAAGTACGCAGATTGCTCAAGGTGATGCTGCTGACAGTAGAACTAGAGCATCAGTAGGAGGCCAAGATGGTGGTGGAGGTAATTGTGATAGTTGTGTAGTTGTACATCTTGATTCCCCAAGTACAACATCTGCAACTACATATCAAGCAACAAGCATGGCGATTGATGGTGGTACAAATACTGTAAACAGAACAAACTCAGATTCAAATGGTAGTTCTTACGCGAGATTTGCTAGTTTTATAACAGCATTTGAAATAGGAGGTTAAAAATGTCATTAGATCACGAAGCAATAAGAAAAGCATACCCAAACGTAGTTACGATTGACGATAGTGGTCAAGTTGAAGATGCTTCTGGTAATCAAGTCACGATTGAACAATCAAAAGTTGATACAGCAAGAGTTGAATTAAATAAATTAAGTTATCAAACAGATAGAGTTTATGATGGCTCAACAACTTATGCTGCTATTGGAGATCAATTAGATATGTTGTATCAAGATATAGTCGCTGGTAAACTAGATACAACTGGAACGTGGGCTACCCACATAAAAGCCGTTAAAGACGCAAATCCAAAACCATGAGTACATTATCAGTTGGTACAATTCAAAATTCAAGTTCTGGAGCACCTGTTTTTAAAGAAAGCGGTGGTACAGAAATTGGACAGCTTATAAAAGCATGGATTCAATTTCAAGGCTCTGGAACAGTATCCATTAGAGATAGCTTCAACGTATCCTCGATAACAGATCATGGAACGGGCGATTATACAATTACATATTCAAATGCTTTTAGTAATGATGACTATTGTTTAGTAGGAAACGGTACAGAAGATGAAACTCAGTCTGGTGGAGATAGAGGTCAAATGTGTTTATCATGTACTCGTACTCCTCATGCTGCTGGCTCATCAAGAGTCCATACATTTGTTTCTAACAATGCACAGCTTTTTGATTGTGGTCGTATTGAAGTCATGGTTACAGGAGATAACTAATGTCAACACTTAAAGTCAACACAATACAAAATACAAGTGGTGGTTCAAGTTCAACTCCTGAGCAAATTGAGCAAGGTAGAGCAAAAGCATGGATTAACTTTAATGGTCAAGGTACACCCTCTATAAGAGACAGTTTTAATGTTTCATCTTTAACAGATGTAGACACTGCAAAATATCACGTTAATTTTTCAACATCTTTTGCTAATGCAAATTATTGCACAGTTGGTTTAGGTAGAGCCGATGTTAACGGAGGTGCAAGAATTGTGGTCGGTTTTGGAACACCACTTACATCTCGTTATACCATTCAGACTAGAAACAGTGGTAATAATAGTGAAGAAATAGAAGAAGTAAATGCTGCCTTTTTTGGCGATCAATAATTATTTGATATACTAAAAGAAAAACTTATGGCTAATTCTGACACAAGATTTATCTATGAAAATGACGATGGTTCAATAAGCATTGTCTGTCCAGCAGATAATACTGATTTAACTCTAGATCAAATTAAAGATAAGGATTGTCCTAGTGGTAAAACAGTTTATACTGTTAATAAATCTGTAATTCCTACAGATAGGAGTTTCAGAGGTGCTTGGACCTATTCGGAGTAAATTATGGGATTTGGGATAGATATGGCGAAAGCCAGAGAAATTCACAAAACAAATATAAGGACTGCAAGAACATCAAAATTTGCAGAACTTGATATTGAATTTCAAAAAGCATTAGAAACAGGTGCTTCAACTACAGATATTGTTGCCAAAAAACAAGCACTTAGAGATGCTCCTGCCGATGCTGGTATAGCTGCTGCTTCAGATGCAGATGCACTAAAAGCACAATGGAAAACTGATATATTAGGTGCATCTCCATATAGCTAATGGCGATTATTCCTGGAAAAAAGAATTTTACTGTTGATAGAAGAGCAGACTTTCCTATTAGGTTGACCTTTAAGGATTCAACTGGATCGGCTATAGATTTAACTGGATATACTGTTGCAGCACAAGTTTACGATGAATCACGTTCCACAAAGTATGCAGATTGGGCGGTTGCTTATACTAACAGATCAGGTGGTACTGTAGATATTTCTCTTACAGATACACAAACAGCAACTTTTACGCCAAGTATTTTATTTTATGACGTATTGTTAACAGAACCAAGTGGTAACAAAAACTATTATTTAGAGGGTAAACTATTTATAAGTGAAGGATACACAGCATGAGTACTCCAAATTCTGTAACTGTCAGTCAAGTTTCTGATGTTACTACAGTAGAAGTAACGACTCAAGGGCCACAAGGTCCAGCTTTTGCTACAAGTGGAACTACTTTAGATGATTCCAGCAAAGTAGATGGTGCGATAGTGTTTTTCGACTCATCTAGTGGTACATTTAAAGCAGATTCAACTACTACTAAACTAACACTCGTAGACGGAGGTAATTTCTGATGGCTAATACAATTAGGATAAAAAGATCAACTGGATCATCAAATCCAGGGTCATTAGAAAATGCTGAAGTTGCGTTTAGAGAAGGAGATGAAGTCCTGATTTATGGTACGGGTACAGGAGGAGCAGGAGGTTCAGCTACAAGTATTATTCCTATTGGTGGAAAGGGAGCATTTTTTGATAAGGCAACAACTAGAAATGCAAATATTGTATTAGCTGGCCCTACAACTGGAAGTGCTGCTGCACCTACATTTAGATCATTAGTAGCAGCAGACGTACCAACGTTAACGGCAGCAAAGGTCAGTGATTTCGATACACAAGTAAGAACTTCAAGATTAGATCAAATGACAGCACCTTCGGCTGCTGTCTCTTTAAATAGTCAAAAAATAACAAACTTAGCTACACCTACTGCTTCTACTGATGCTGCTTCAAAATCGTATGTAGACGGTGTTTCTCAAGGATTAGATGTCAAAGATTCTGTGGTCGCCACAACTACTGCGAATGGAACATTATCCTCTGCTTTTGCTAATGGATCAACGATTGATGGTGTTTCTTTATCAACTAATGACAGAATACTTATTAAAGACCAAAGCACTCAGACAGAAAATGGTATTTACAAAGTCAATGCTTCTGGTGCACCAACTAGAGTTGATGATTTAGCTACTGGTGCTGACGCTGCTGGTGCGTTTGTTTTTGTAGAACAGGGAACAGTAAATGCTGAAAATGGTTTTGTTTGTACTTCTAACAAAGGTTCTGCTGTAGTAGGAACTAATAACTTAGTATTTTCACAGTTTTCTGGTGCTGGTCAGATTACAGCAGGAAATGGTTTACAAAAATCTGGTAACACTTTATCTGCTGATCTTAAATCAAATGGTGGACTTGTTATTGAATCTGCTGAAATTGCTGTTGATCTTGCTGCTAGTTCTATAACAGGAACACTTGCTATTGGCGATGGTGGAACGGGTGCTACAAGTGCAAGTGCAGCTAGGACAGCTTTAGGATTAGCGATTGGAACAAATGTTCAAGCATTTGACCAACAATTATCAGATATAGCTGGTTTGACACCAACAGACAGCAACTTTATTGTTGGCGATGGTTCTAACTTTGTTCTTGAATCTGGAGCAACTGCTAGAGCATCTTTAGGAGCACAGGCATCTGCTACAGACTTAACAAACTTATCTTCCTGTCAATCGGGTGGATCTGCTGCTTTAGCTGCTCTTACTTCAACAGAAATAGCCATATTAGATGGAGCTACTGTTTCAACTGCTGAACTAAATATTTTAGATGGTGTTACTGCAACCGCTTCTGAACTGAATATTTTAGACGGAGTTACTGCTACTGCATCAGAATTGAATATTTTAGATGGAGTCACATCAACTACTTCTGAGTTGAATATTTTAGATGGAGTAACATCTACTGCTTCTGAACTTAATATTCTTGATGGGGTTACAGCTACGACTGCTGAAATTAACTTAATTGATGGTGGAACTTCAGCTACATCAACGACTTTAGCAGCAGCAGATAGATTTATTTGTAACGATGCTGGAACTATGAAACAGGTTGCATTATCTGATTTAGTTACTTTTTTAGAAGATGAAAGTGCCTCTAGCTTCAACATAGATGGCGGTAGCTATTAAATCTTAGGAGGTAAAAGCCAATGGCTAATCAAATTCGATTTAAACGAGCAAGTGGTAGTGATCCTGGAGCAAGTGATCTTGTTTTAGGCGAACCAGCCGTTAGAACCGATACTGGCGAATTATTTTTTAAAAAAGATGATGGTTCAGTAGCAAAAGTATCAGGTGGTGGAATAAGTGACGGAGACAAAGGAGATATTACAGTATCTAGTTCTGGTGCAACTTTTACTATTGATAGTGGAGTTGTTACATCTGCCAAAATAGCAGATGATACCATCGTAAATGCTGATATAAATTCAAGTGCAGCGATAGCAGGGTCAAAAATTAATCCATCATTTACTTCAGATATAACAATTAGCAATACTTATCCAAGACTTTATCTTACAGACACTAACAATAATTCAGATTATGTAATTATCAATAATGATGGCAACTTTTTAATTTTTGACAATACAAATACTGCGGATAGATTTTCAATATTAGCAAATGGAACTGTTAGATCGCATGGAAATTTTGACGCTTTAGCAGGTCTTGACGTTACAGGAAATATAACAGTATCGGGAACAGTTGATGGTCGTGATGTAGCTAGTGATGGATCAAAACTAGATGGAATCGAAAGCGGAGCAACCGCAGATCAGTCAAAATCAGACATAGATGCTCTTGGTATTGCAGCCTCTACAGCAGCAACACTAGCTACTGCACGAACGATAGCTGGTGTTTCCTTTGATGGATCGGCAAATATTTCTTTAAATAATAATGCGATAACAAACGGAGCAGGGTATATAACTGCAACTCTGACTAATGAACAAGTTCAAGACATTGTTGGCGGTATGGTTTCTGGTAATACCGAAACAGGAATTACTGTTACCTACCAAGATGGTGATGGTACTTTAGATTTTGTTGTAGGCACACTTAACCAAGACACTACAGGAAATGCAGCTACAGCAACAGCCCTTGAAACTGCACGAAATATTGGTGGAGTATCGTTTGATGGAACGGGAAACATAAATCTTCCTGGTGTTAATACTTCTGGAAACCAAAATACTTCTGGAAATGCTGCTACTGCAACCAAACTTGCTACAGCTAGAACTATTGCAGGGGTTAGCTTTGACGGGTCAGCAAACATATCTCTGAATAATAACGCGATAACAAATGGTGCAGGGTATATAACTGCAACATTAACGAATGAACAAGTACAGGATATTGTTGGTGCAATGGTTTCTGGTAATACAGAATCAGGAATATCGGTTACATACCAAGACAGTGATGGTACGTTAGATTTTTCTGTTACCTCTCAAACTGATAATAATTTTACAACTACACTTAAAAACAAATTAGATGGCATTGCTTCGGGTGCTACTAATGTTACTAATAACAATCAAATCTCAAATGGTGCTGGATATGTTACTTCATCTGTTATTAACTCTTTAAATGCAAGTAATCTTTCCTCTGGAACTATACCTGATGCACGTTTTCCTTCTACATTACCAGCAGTTGATGGATCGAATCTAACAGGAATATCGGCTGGAGCTACAGGCGGTGGTTCTGATGAAGTATTTTACGAAAATGACCAAACTGTAACTACGAACTATACTATTACTAACGGCAAAAACGCTATGGCTGCTGGTCCTATTACTGTAAATAGTGGTGTTACTGTTACTGTAGGGTCAGGAGAAACTCTTACTATTGTTTGATTTATGAAAGGAATTATTGAAAAACAGTTAGTTCAATGGAAAGAAGAACTAGCGAAACACGTTCAAACTAGAAATCAGGCTCAAAGAGTATTAGAAGAAGAATCAAAAACTATTTTACTGATTGAGGGTGGGATACAGGCAAAGGAGATGTTGTTGAAGAAGATCGAACAAGAATCCCTGCCAACAGGTACAGTGGAGCT